CTTAGGTTTGCTTTTATGAATGATATAGGTGGTGACTTAGAAAAGTTAGCATCTATTACTTTAACTAATAATAAAACTGGTAAAAAAAGAGTTTTAACAAGGTTAGAAGCTCTTAAGTTTTTTCGAGATGATGCTAACGTAACTGCTGTAGCTAATGGTGATATATCGTTTGACACTTCTATTGATTCAGTTGTAGAAGCAGAAATGAAATCTAAGATGGAGGGTTACGCTAGTCAAGACGCTAAAGAGGCTAGGGATAATATGTTTGAACTTATTAAAGAACTTGAAGGTTCTTTAAATTCTATGAAACCCCTTAAGAAAAATCAAATAAAAAGAGGTGAGGGAGCTGAGTTTATATCTGGAATACAAGAGACTTTAGCAAAAATGGATGCCTTAATAAATGACAAAGGTAGTATTGCTGTAAATAATAATTACACAAGTGCTTTAACTAGATTGAATAGTTATTTAAAAAGTAAAGGTATTTCTATAGGTAATCTTGCAAATTATCAAGAGGGGGTTTTTACGTTTAAAAAAGATAATGGTGATGAGTTTCAAGCAGTAAAGCAAGCCTTAACTAAAAAGTTCACTAAGGAGGCTAATGAAAAGTATAGATATAAAGATGGGGAATATACCAAAAAAGAGATAAATGATCAAAGAACATTATATGTAGAAGAACAATTAGCTAAGGCAGGTGTTGGATCTGGTAGTGCTACTCGTATTAATATAAATGAACTTGGTAAAGCTTTAACAGAAAGTCAAATAGCTAAACTTGAAGCGTATATAGAACAGACTAATAAAGAAGTTAAAAATGCTGATGGTGCTTATGAGTTTGATGCTTTACAAGACAGAACATTTGAATTTGTTATTAATCATGATGGTTCTGCTGTACTTGTAGACTCAGGAAAGCAAGGTAAAACTCTTGGTGCTGATGTAGGTACTATTGAGTATGGTAACGTAAATTACAAAACTGCAAGTCAACTTCTAGAAGTTCACAAAAAAATGCAAGCTCAAAAAGCTGAAATGGCTGAAGAAAATGCTAAAGCAGAGCTTGTAAAGAAAAATAATATAGAGTTCAAAAAGGCTAATGCTAAAAGTTTAGACTCTATAACAGAAGAAGATTTAGGTAAAGACTATCATATATTATCCTCTCAAAAAAATGGTTATACTGCAGAGCAGAATAAAAATAGATTAGCTAACTTAAAAGCTAGACTAGATGCTCTTGGTGTTAAATATAAGACTGTTAGATCTGTAGAGAATGGAATATCTAAAGAGTCATTAATGGTTGAAGGACTATCAGATACTCAGGCTTTAGGCTTAGGTAGAGATTTTGGTCAATCATCTATATTCTCTAGTAAATCAGGGGTTTTAAACTCTAATGGTAGCGTACAATCTTTGAATGGTGTTAATGACAAAAATCCTGACGCTAGAAACGGTGCTAGTTTCTTTATTATGAAGGGAGCTAATGGTAGGAAGTTTTCTATAAGATTTGGAACAAATAAAGCTGTTCATGGTAAAGAGTTTAACTCTAGCAACATAGATCAGTTAGATTCTACTAGTGAGAACTATGATGCTACTTTCTTTGAAGGATACCCTAAAAACAGACAAAAAGTTTTAGGTTTTGTTGTTAAGATGTTATCATCTGTAGGAAAACTTAATATTTCTATAGCTAGAAACTCTGATGCTATGACTCAAATGTTAGCACAAAAAGGTGTTAACGATCCTGTAGGTTACGCAAGACAATCAGCTTTTTACCTTGGTAATACTATATACCTTAACATGGAGAATATACAAGGTAATACTTTGTTCCACGAGATAATACACCCTATGGTTAACGCTTTAAAAGCTACACCAGAAGGTAAAAAGATATACAGTAATATAGAAGGTTTAGTTAAAGACTCTACAGCTTCAGATGGTAAGATGATAGAGTTTAATGATGGTCGAAGAGTTAGGCTGTCTTATTACGAATGGGCTAAACAACTGTATGGAAATGACCCTATGGTTTCTTCATTCTTAAAAAATAAATCTGCAGCTGAGAAGAAGGCATACTTTATAGAAGAAGCTTTTGCTGAGATGATGGGTGACGCTGCTATGAATCAATTCTTAAGAAGTGAAACTACTCTTGGTAAGATTAAGCAGATACTTAAAAACTTCTTTCAGCACTACTTTGGTGTAGACTTTGACGGTGAGGTGTTTGATTTGACACTTGACACTGTTAAAGACTTAGGAGATCTTAAGAAAAATTTAGCTAAATCTCTTGTTGGTGGTCGTAAGATTAATATAGCAGGAAATGAATTTGAGGTGGGAACACCTACAGAGGTAGCTACCTTTCAAGCTAAGTATGATTCTATGAAGGATAACTCCCTTGAGGCTGGTGAAGATATGCTTGTTGATTTTGTAGAGGTATCTGAAGATTTATTATCTGATAGAGGACCATCTAAGTTTCAGCTTAAAGAAAGGTTTGATTTTTCAGAGACAGATATTCCTGTAGGATCTATAATGGATCTTAATGGAGAAAGAGTATATGTCGCTCCTATTGACAGATCAGTAGTTGGTAATATAACTAGTGATACTGGTATACAACACAAGATGATGGGTGGCTTATTGTACCCTATGATGAAGGATACTGGAGGTTGGGCTTGGACTACTAAGTCTAAAGCTGATAGTTTATTAAAGAAACTTAAAAAACAAGGTATTACAAAGGTTGTTTTTATGGCTATGGGTGACACAGCTACTCTTGGTAACATGAACTTTATAGAGTACGTTGAGAAAGAAGTTGAGTTAGCTTTATCAAAAAACAATAAAAGGTTTGGTAAGCAAGCTATGGCTCATATTAACAACGCTTTTAGTAAGTCTGCAGTTGTCAATCATTTTTGGAAAATAGATAGCTCTACAGGAAAGAGAAAGAAATTAAAAAGAGACACCAACTTACCAAAGAAAAGGTTTGAGAACTTTGATCAGTTTAAGGCTTACATGAGGACTATAGGTACTGGAGATAGGAACGTAGTCATGGGTAATATATTCATGATTGAGTTTAATAAAAAGTTAGGTCTTCCTAGACCTGCAGACTTATTAAAGTTTGTTAACGAACCTATAATAGAAAACGCTAGAATGGGTGACTTAATTGGTGTTATAGATTTAGATTTTAATTCTAAAGTCGTAGAAACCAAAGAGGGAGATGATGGTCATCATCCTGGATACCCATTTGTTTTACCTGGAAATAATTTTAAAGTTTTTAATAAGTTTATTCATATCAAGGAAGCTTTTCCTGAGTATATGTCTGAAACAGAAAAGAAAAAAGATAAACCTATTCCTTTCAAGCATAGAACTGCAAGCTCAGCCTATAACGTTGCTATATATGGTGGCGTTGTTTCTAATGTAGATGCTACTAACGACTTTACTGGTGGTGAGGCTGCGTTTGGTAGGTTCCAATTAAATAACCTGTACCATGGTGGTCCAAATAATATAGACAAGTTTAACCCTAACTTTATTAATAGTCATCTTCAGTATGGTTATGGATTTTATTTTTCTAATAAGCAAGAGGTTGCGAAGAAATATAGAGATGAGTCAGTTACATCAGCAGATGATAAGATAGGTGGCATGCCTGTACATGAGTATCATACAATACTTACAAATCAAGCTAGTGCTGTAAGGTCTCAAGAGGCTTACAGAGAGATGGAGATGAAGTCTATATTCTTAGAATTATTAGAGGGCACCTCTGATTTTGATTCAGCAGTAAATCAGTTTAGGTTTGAGTACGAGGCATCACAAGAACTTCTTGATTGGGCTAACAACGATATAAGACCTAATTACAAAAGAGCTGGTACTCTATTAAAAGTCAAACTTCATGATGGCAAACAAACTCACGAATATGAGTATTTAGATTGGGATTCTAAAGTTCCTACTGAAACAGTTGAGAAGATTGTAGACACCATGATTGGTGATGATAAAGTTAGTAAAGCTGATAGAGCTTACATGATTGAAGAGAAGTCTAACATTACAACAGCACAACTTTATGGGCAGTTAGAGAGTCAGTTAGGCTCACAGAAAGAGGCATCTATGTTAATGCTCTCTGCTGGTATAGATGGTATGACATATAAGGAAGGTGACGCTAGAAACTATGTTGTTTTTGATCCTGATGCTATAACTATAGAAGAAACTAAGTTTCAGTTAAGTGCAAGAAACTCACTGAACTTTGATTCTAACTTAATAACTACCCTAAATACAATTAAGAAGGGTAGAAAGTTTAGAAAACCTGTTAAGCAGTGGATTAAGTTGATGCAGGATACAGGTGTTAAGGGTGTTGGTGACGAGATAAAATCTACAGGTTTAGAGGAAGCTCTGAATGCTGTGGTTAAGACTACAGGTAAGAATCCTACATACGAGGATGTAAAGGTGTTAGTTAACAACTTAACTCCAGATATTGAGGTTACTTTATTAGGTGAAAACTTTGTTATTCAAGAGGAAGACTTTGGTGATGTTACTGTGAAGCATGTTTCTCGTGTAACTCAAAAAGATATAAGAGTACCTGATGATGAAGGAGCTGTTACCTACGATATGACATTTGATATTAAAATGCCTAATGGTGATATTGAAAGTCATACTATGAATGTAGACCCTGACTTTGATCTTAATTCTTACAGGTTATCAAATATAGCTAAGACATTTGATGATTTTGGGACTGATAATAAAAAATTGATAATTGCTAAACTGAAGGCTCGCAAAAGTGGATTATTACCTTTAACAATAAGAAATAGTGGAGTTAATAAGCCTGATGATGTTAGGTATAACATACTATCTGACTTTGTAAGAAATTCATCTTTATTTCCTGGAGTTGATAGTTTAGCTGAACTAAGAGAAAAATACAATTCTAAGTACGCTACAGTATCGTGGGGTAGAAATAAAAATAGAAAAGATAGAAATAACCCTCAAAACATACTGATAAACCTCAACCCTAAAGGTAAAACGATCCACAGTGGTAATCACTTTATTGGTTTTAATAATAACCTAGTTGGATTTGTTAGAACAGAAGATAGGATTGTAGATGGTAAGAAAGTTTTAGTAATACTAGAGGTTCAATCTGATTGGGAAGCTGAGGGTAGAAAGAAAGGTTTTGCTGAAACAGCAGATATAGCTGAAGCTAAAGTAAAGGGTCGTGAGTTGTCTACTAAAATAGATAGACTACAGAGTGAAGAGAAAAATCTTTACGATAAAATTAGTGAGCTTGAGTCAACTAGAGATCAAATTCTTGACGGTCTTCAAGAGCAACATAAACGTGAACTCAGAGATATTGAAAATCAAATATCTAATTTAAGAGAAAGCTTAGATATTGCTTTTCAAAAAGATTTTTATAACGAAGAGGCTTTAATAATTGGAGAAAAAATTAGAAATGTAGAAAAAAAACTAATTCCTTATTCTGGCTTTACTTTAAAAAGTATAGAGGATTTAGATAAACAAAATCCTGATGCTAATGACTTAACTGTTAAAATAGTTTTTATAAGAGAAAAGTATACATCTGAAAGAAGGGCTTTAGAGAAAAAAATAGACGATTTAAATATTGAGGAAGTTCGTAAAGAGTTTAGTAGGACTACTAAAGTTTTAAATAGAGTTCCTAACTTCCCTTGGAGTGATATAACAAAGAATACAGGTCTAGCTGTTAGAGCTGCAATGAAGGTGGCTATACAAAATGGTTACGACTCTGTAGCTTTAATTACTGGTGAAGAGAGTGTGGTGATAGAAGGGGTAACTAACGAGAAAACAAAGGCAGGATTAATAAACTTCTACGATAACACCCTACCTAATATTGTTAGGGGTCAGTTTGAGAGAGAGGGGAAAAGTCCTTTAAACTTCTTAGACATACAGGTTGAAGAGCCTGGCACTATGAGTAACGAGCTTAACGACCTTGTTACGCAAACATACCTTCAGCTTGGTATTGAGACAGTCTTATTAGACCAGTATCGTAATCCTTTATCTAAACCCTCTCCTAGTTTAAGAGCAGATTTAATTGAGGAGGTTGAGATAGATACTAATATTGAGGTTAGAACTATAGTTAATGATGTAGACATGCTTCTTAGTAATGCTACAGGTTTAAGAAAAGATGGTAAGGTTTTAACTCTATACACAAAAGGTAAAAAACTCGTTAATCGTAGCACCTCACCTGGAGGAACAACTGCTAGTGAGGGAATAACTCAAAGCGTAGAGGTAGAATGTGTTCCTATATACGAGAGTAAGGAAGCGTTTTTAGCTGATCTTAAAGAAAAGGATTTTGAAAAAACTATTCTAATTAGAGAAGCAATCAAGGAATTTGCTACCTTACCTGATTCATATGGACAAGTTTATAAAGAAAACAACCCAGAATTTGATCCTGAATCTATGTTAAGAAGAGTTATAAATCCTGCTTTAACAAATATTGATGGTGTTTTGGTTATTGATAGAAATAGCCTAATTAATAAGTTAGAACTATCTGATAAAGTTGTTAAGTATTTAAAGAATGGAGGGGTTATAGAGAAACAGCCAATGAGAGCTAGGAACTTTCCTATAACTCAGGATATGGTAGAGTCTCATAAGAATAAAGGTATCGCTAAGTTCCAACTTAATCAAAATGGTACTAGCAATTTAAATCCTAGACAGTTTGCTAAGCTTACAAACTCTTACGAAGACCTTAAGAATGAGTATCCAGACATGGAGATTATAGATAATATGGTTTCTTTAAGTCACTACACTGCAGAGGATACTGAGATGATCGATCCTGCAGAGGTTAAGATGACACCATTCTCTAATGATCAGTATAAAAAATGGTCAAGGTCTAGAGCTTTCTTTGAGACAAATCTTGATATTAAAGAAAATGCTAAGATAGGTGATGTTCAAGTTAAGTCTATGTTCCCTATGGATAGGTTATACCCACTAGATAAAGACCCTTTAAACTTAAGAGATGTAGCTGACTACAATATAGATAGGTTTAAGGATAGCGAAACTAGAATAGAATCTACCTTAAACTTTAAGACTAAGGATATGGACGCTATGAATCTTAGCTTATTCTTAGTAAAAAATACTCTTGAGGATACAGATAACTTTGGTCATATAAATACCTCTGAAGTGATTCCTACAGCAGATGGATTGTCTGTTAAGATAAACTACCCAGAGCATATATCTGAGCAAGTTATGGAGCACCTTGAGGAATGTTGTGATAACATAGACACTAAAGAGGTTGCATCTAAGGACGTATCTTATAATCAGATGGAGGAGGTTGCTAAGTTAGCATCTGGATTAGGATTCCAAGGATTCTTATTTGATGATAGTGGAAAACAAATGGCTACAACTTGGGAGCCTGTAAGATCAAACACTAAAACTAGATTCCAACTATCTAACCAACAGGGTAGAACTGTTTACAAGCGTGGTGGATTTGCTGTTCTTTGGGATATAGGTCGTAGGATGATAGACATGGACTACGATTTAGGAAAGTGGGCATCGTCTTTTAAAACTATAGCTGATAAGCCACATAATATTAGAATGTCTAAGCTACTATTAAAACCATTTGGTACTCATAGTAGTAAAGAGATTAAAGACCTTATGACTCTATCTGCAGGGGCTTTAAATAAAGAGTTATTTGAGGCTAGTGAGAACGTTAAAGAAGTTAAAGCTGCTATTATAGAGTACAATAAAGACGTGCCAAAGAATAGACAAATAGATGGTAAAAAAGCTACAGATCTTTTAGGTGACAGATCTAAAATACTAAGGTTAAGAAACCCTAGATTGAAGGAGGCGTTTATCAATATGAGAGACCATATAGATCAGCTTAGTAAGACTTTAATTAGGGAAGAAGTTGTTGATGGTCCTACAGCGTTAACGGTTGACGCTAATCTTGGTGTTTATCTTACAAGAAGATATAGACAATACGAAAAGAAAGGATGGAAGCAAGAGGATCAAAAAATAATTAATAAAGCTTTAGCGTTCTTAACTGATTCTCATATGGAGAGAAATCAAGCTTTAACTGAGTCTGAAGCTTTAGAATTAGCTCAACAAGATTTAGACATCATGTTAAATGGTGACGAAACATCTAGAGCTGAAAGAATACAGACTTACTCTAGAGGTTTTGGTAATGCTCTAACTAGAGTGGGTTCTATATTTATGGCAAAGAACGAAGATTTACCATCAGAGATTAGAGATTTACTTGGTGAGATACACGATCCTTTCTACAACTATACTAATACTATATCTAAGATAGCAAGAACTGTTACCTCTGATAAAATGTATAGAGACCTTATAGATATGGGTGAGGGATTATTCTTATCTCCACCTGATGAGACAGGTAAAAGACCTGCTATAATGAATCAAGGGTTTAACAACCAAGTTAAAGACCCTAGATTTGGTAGCTTAGATGGTTACTGGTTAGATGACGAGATGTATTCTGTCCTTAGTGAGATTGATAGAAAGATGAAGATGTTTGATAGTTTCTTCTACCAAACATATATGAAGGTAGTGATGTTCGGCAAGAAGATGAAGACTATCTGGAGTGTTGGTACTCACGTAAGAAACATCATAGGTAACTCTTCGTTTATGTTGATGAATGGTCACTTAGATGGCAAAAAGTTGTATGAATCTGCTAGGATAGCAATACAGGCTATATCAACATTCAAGGATTTAGAGATGAAGGAGCTTTACGCTAGGTTAGTTGAACTTGGTGTTGTAAGTTCTTCTGCTTCCTTAGAGGAGATAAGAGGTATAGCAAAAGATTTATCTAAGGTAGATTTTGATGTAGATACTTTCTTTGCTGAAAAGTCTGATGCTGATATGTCAAACTTACTTAAGAAATTAGATAAAGCTCTTACTTCAGCTTATCAGGCTGAGGATGATGTATTCAAGATATTTGGATTCTTAAGTGAGAAAGAAAAATATATGAGAGCAGGTCTTTCTGAAAACGAAGCTGACTTAGTGGCTGCAGAAAACGTTAGAAACACTTATCCTAACTATAATGAGATACCTAGAATAGTTAGATTTATTGGTAGGTCTCCTTTTGTTGGTACTTTCGTAGCCTTCCAATCTGAATCTATCAGATGTGCTAAGAACTCTGTGATGTTAGCCTTTAAGGAGATGGGTAGTGGTAATCCAGAATTAAAGTCAATGGGTGCTAGCAGACTAGCATCATCAATAGCCACAATAACTCTTGTAGAATCATTACAATTAATGATAGCTAAAATGTTACTTGGTGCTGGTGATGACGAAGAAGTTGAAAAAAGATACCTTAGAGCTCTACAACCTGATTGGGATCAAGCAGGATTTATTATACCTAAAGGTAGTGGTATAGACGAAGAGGGTAGACCATATGTTGACTACATGAATATGTCTAAAATGTCTGGTATAGGTTACTTAAGAGATATGATAAGAATAGCTGTAAAGGGTGTTGACAGTAAGGATGGTCAAGAGGCTGTTGTAAGAATACTAGAGACAATATACAAGCCATTTTTATCAGAAGAGATGACACTTAACGCTATACAAGAAGCTAGAGATAATGAGTTTGAAAGAATTTACAATAGAGAGGCTCCATGGTATGATTCACTTACTGCAATTATAGATTATGTAGGAGGTAAATTAGCTCCATCAACTGCAATACAAGGACTTAAAATAGCTGACTCTTTTGACCCTGAGAAGAGAAGAGTATTATCATATGAAGTATCTGCTTTGCTTGGTTTTAGAATGAGTAGAATATACTCAGATAGATCGGTTCAATTTAAACTGTCTGATCAGTATAATAAGATTAAGTCTAGAGCTAAAGGGAATAAAGTTTTTTATGAAGAAGGTGTTAATTTACCTTTGTTAAATAAAGAAGCTTTTAATCTATATGATAAAGGGGAATTAAATATTAGACTAAATAAACTCAGTTCTATGTATGATCCTCACCTAGATGGTTTTGTTGATCAGATGTCTGTTTTAGTTGCTGCAGCTAGGGCTCACCACGTAACTCTTAACGAGAGTAGAGAAATTATGATAAATAAACTTAAGGTACCTGATCACTTGGTAGACCATGTAATTAATAGAGTTTGGAGAGATCATGGTAAAGTTTTGAGATTACCTTTAGGTGATACTTATAAATAATTTTATTATTAGTATGATTAATATAAATAATATTATTACATTTGCTATACTTATCTAAAGCTCCGTTCTGGAGCATGATCTCATTCGTTTAGATTGGTTTTTTTGGTTAATTATGAAGGAGGGGTGGTTCCCTCCTTTTTTTTTACTACTTTTATTTCATGGAAATAGGAATACAATTAATACAGGGATTTATATTAGGAATAAGAACATTTAACCCTACAGAAGATATTCCATACAGTGAAGCTCAAATATTTTTCGGTCCAATATGTTTATATGTAACTTGGGATTAGTAACTAGATAGAAGCTCTAGTACGTCATCTATAGCTTTATGTCTATGGTTATCTTCTAACACAACCTTAAACACAAACTCGCTATCTTTTATCTTTGATACGTCCTGTATCGCTGAGTAGTTTTGATCCTTAAGATCTATCTGTTGATTGTCTCCACAGAATATCATTATAGAATCTTTACCTAACCTACCTAGTGCCATACGAAGTTGTGACTTAGTTAAGTTCTGAAACTCATCTACAATAACTACAGAGTCATCAAAGGTTCTACCTCTGAAGTGAGATAAAGAAACAAGCTCTATGTCTCCATTATCTACCATCTTCTGAATCTTATCAGCCTTATTATATACCTTTCTCATGTTAGACATAATAGGTACAAGCCAAGGCTCTAGCTTTTCTTTTTCAGTACCTGGAAGGAACCCATTATCCTCAGTGGCTATAGTAGGTCTAGTAATAATAATCTTACTATACTGCCTCTTAAAGAACATATCTAACGCTACTTGAACAGCAAGAAGGGTCTTACCAGAACCTGCTTTACCTATAATAAAACTAAAGGCATGGTTTATGATGTTTTCTTTAGCCCTCTTTTGTTCTTCAGATAAGGTTATGTTAAATTTTATACTACCTTTTGGTTTTCTTTTTTGTTTGTTATCTATCATGTATCACAAGAATCTTCACGACCACAACCACAGTCATCCTGATACTTAGGATCGTCACCTGTAGAATCTATAATCCAAGAACCTTGTTCCCATACCTCAAAAAGGTTATCTCTAGATTCATCTGATTTTTTTAAATTATCTATTAGATCTTTATCTTTAGGCATTTTTACTTGTTTTGAAAGTAAGAGGGGGCTGCTGACGATCAAATCTTTTACCCCCCTCTACACAAAGAACTCGTAGGATAAAACCTCAAATCTAAATCTGAAGTTAAAAAAGTAGTTCTATCCTACAAAAAAATATGCAGCACTCACGTAGCTTGCTCAACGTTAATTAAAAGAACTTCTATTTAGAATAAGATCTATAGTCGCATCAACTTCTTTTTGATTTGATGGAACGTATACGTCTAAGTGTTGGTTTGTATCGTATAGATATTTTAAAAACAACTTAAACCTCATTTTAAATTCAGCAGTCCTTAATCCTTTTGTTTCTATTATAAAACCTTCATCTAAGTTTATAAAGTCTGGAGTGTAAGATATGTTTCTAACCTTACCTGTCTTCTCCTTATAAACTGTCTTACCTTTTGTCTTCCCTTTATCCATCAGGAGACCATCGAACTTGAATCTTTCTACAAGCTCGAAGGATCTTCCTTCATATTCGTGGGGGATTTTTGCTTTTTTTAAGGCTTTATAACAGTAAAGCTCTAAACCTGAGGCAAATGTAATACCATCTAGGGTGTGTTTCTTAGCTTTAGTTATCTTTCTGCCCTTCTTTCTCTTGAATCGCATCCTGGAAAGATAAGAAATAATTTACTTTCTTGCTCTATTCCTAGCTCTATTTTTAGATTGACCCTCCATCACTAGCTTTCCTTTTTTAGTATGAGAAGCGTCCTTACTATCACCTTTTTTTCCTTTTTTTCTGTTAAAAAGATTTAGCTTAACACGATATTTTTTTCTCTCTTCTGATGATGAGTATTCTTTATCGTAAGCTTTTTTCTTTTTTCTAGATTTAGAATTTTTAGCGTAGTGCTTAGAACTTTTACTCGTACCCTTAATTTTCCCAGCTAATTTATTTCTTGCCATGCCATTATATTATAGCATGCAATATACAAATTATTTCTTTTCCTTTACAGGTTCAGGTATACCAAATACATACTTAGCAATTTTCTCTGAGTTTTCTAATAGAGACTTGACATTCTTGCTTGTTGGCAAAGAAGATGCAATTTCTAATGCTCTTGATCTCATTTCGCAGTCAAATTTCATTAGTCTAATTCTTTGATCTGAATCTTTTTGTTGCTTGTTCATTTTTTTAAAATTTAATTATTGTTAAATCATCTATATCTATATAGAATAAAAGTTCTCTATCCCATATAGATCCTGGTCGTGGAATTTTCATACCACCCCACTCAACTGTGGCTTTTTTTATTCCTCTCATCCATATGTATCCAATACCATCTAAAAACCTCCAAGCTATACATAGTGGAAGCTCTCTGTATAGTGCTTCCTTTTGACAATGTTGTATCTTTCTTACTGAGGTTCTTACTCTTTTTATGTCACACATATTAAGACTCATAGTTTTTATCTCACAAAGAGATACGATCTCCATCGTTTTGTTATCTATAATTTCAGCGTCTACTGGAGCAAAATTATCAAGTTGTTTATAGGTTAAATCTTTACCCTCTAAAAGAATACGAAGAGTTTCTTTTTCTCTGACTCTATCGCTACTTTTTTCAAACCTAGGCTCCTTCCTCATGGTTTATAGTATGACTAATTTTTTTATTCATTTTATCTCTAAGCACTTGTAAAAGTATAAAGTAGCCAGTAACATCCATAAGGTCATTCTCACTCATGTAGGTTTCTTTACTTTTAATCCTGTTGAGTTTATCATTTATCCTAGCTTGAATAGCATATATAGGATCCACCTCAAACAACAACCCCTTATCAAATACTGAGTTGCCATAGGCTATATTTTTTTCTACAAGAAGGTCACTAATCTCCTTACACTTTTCTCTTATCTCGTCTTGCATCTTTCTTTACCTTTTTAGATTCAACATTCTTTTTTTTAGGGCGACCAGGCTTACGTTTACTTTGTACCTTAGCCTTAGGTACCTCTGTACTATGCTTAAGGTTGTACCTTTCTTGATTGATGCTTGGAGTACCTTCGTTATTATTCCTTTCATCTTCTTTTAATTGTTTGTTATACTTAATCATTTCTAAAGTTATGTATACACCTATTGCACACAAAGCAAAAATTAATATTTCAATCATTTTAATTTAATTTAGTTAATAAACATCATTTGACATACATAGATATTCGTAATCTACTACCGATAATACTTTAATTTCTAATTCTTGAGTTGACTTATGTTTTATTTCCAACCCTTTTATAAACATCTTATTATTACTCAAAGCCTCAGGCTCAAGATCTGTTATGCAACTCTTTATACTAGATGTTTTCCAAGTCTTTGCAGGCTTTCTAACACCCTTAACATATCTTACTACTCTCCACTTATAGTTAACTTTTGCGTGATATATTTTCTTCTTCATTTTTATCAAAAAGACTCTTGAGGTTTTACTGATATAAATTTTTCTGTATAATCCTGTGGGTCAATAAACTTAGTATACTCCTTCTTAAACCTAAGAGGTAAAGTTCCTGTACCAATATTTCTACCTTTAGCAAAAATAAGGTCTACTAATCCTTCTGTACTATTTCCACTATCATCAGCCATAATACCATAATATTCTGGTCTATACACTAACATAACTATGTCTGATGCTTGTTCTATCTCTCCACTCTCACGAAGATCTGATAGGCTAGGTCTACAACCTTCCTTCCTTTCAACTGCCCTACTAAGTTGCGATAAAGCTATTATAGTTATATTAAGTTCTTTAGCTATATTCTTAAGTTCACGAGCAACTAAAGCAACCTCTTGCTCTCTTGATGTCCCAGCACCTTTTACAAGTTGTAAGTAATCAACTAAAACAAATTTCACATCTTTTGTGATAACATACTGCCTTATCTTATTTAAAAGATACCTAAGGGATGAATCTTTACACTCATCTATAAACAAACTAACATTCTCAAGTTTACCTATAGCCTTATCAACCCTACTGAGTTCATTATCTTGAAGGGTTCCCTTCATTATATACCTATTATTTACTTCACTCTCTAAAGATACTAATCTTTGTAATAGTTGTGTATCCCCCATCTCGTATGAGAATACTGCAGTTGGTACACCAACTTTAGCACAATTGTAACAAAACGCTAATCCTAGAGATGTTTTACCCATAGATGAAGCCCCTCCAATCACAATAAAGTCAGTCTCTTGCCAACCCCCAGTAAACCTGTCCACAGACTGAAAACCTGTAGGTAAACCAATCATCTTGTCTGAAGACATCCTCCTTTGTATATCATCATGTAAAACTTTAAGCTGAACTTTAATGTCAGGTATATCACTTCCTCTTATGTCTGAAATAGACTTCATACCTTCATCGACAAAATCTATAATGTTAAATAAGTCATCACCATTATCAATTTTCTTTGAGGTTATCTCAGCCAATTTTTTTAGCTTAACCTTCTTATCTTCTTGAGACAAGTAAAGAACCATATTCTTAGTCATGTAAGCATAATGGTCTGAACTCATACACTCAGCTACTCTAAAATCAACTAGAGGATCTTTAATCGCAGAAGATATAACAATCATATCAGGCACATCTCCCTTATCTAGTTTTTGAGATATAACCTTATATATTTTTCTATTTAAGGGGTCAGAAAATATCTCTTCTGATATAAGGCTATGGCAGTCATAATAATCCTTAGGGTTTGACATAACCTTACCGATAAGCCTTTTTTCCATCTCTATATTATCTTTCATCTGTAATGTAATTTGGCTTCACGTACCTGTTAATTTTTTTCTTATCACTCGTGATAATCTCATCCTCCCAACACCTCTGATTAATCCAAGTTGATGGAAACTTTCTGTACGCTTTGTCAGGTGTTGAATCAACGTAAGCCTTTACTCCTTTTATGGCTTTACCCATATCCTCTAACGTAAGCTGCATAAAAGATGTTCTAGCTTTGTTTAATGAAACTCTTTTATCGTATAAGCCCCAAAACATTTCAAAAGCTTTTTCTTTTCTTTCGTTTTGGTTAATTGATTTTTCTGAGCTAAACCTCATGTCCGAAATCTTCATGTGACGAACTATGTTATTGAAAACACATTGAGCCTCCATCTCGTTATTATATATAGACCAAGTTAAATCTCCAAATACTATCTTTTGTCCATCGAGAGTAATGTAACCAATTTTACTTGTGTCTATTATATCTTTATCAGATACTCTTAATATCATGGTTTTTGGTTTTAAAAAATAGGCTCATAGGTTTTATTCGGAAGTATTACCTGCAGTAGCTATGATTATTAGAGTTTAACTGCTCTCACTCACGCCTATATAGTTTATAAGTTTATAAGTTTATAGGTTTAAACCTATATATAAGGTTCTTAAACCGATAAACCGATACTAGAATGGTAGATCGTCTTCTACTGGCTCCACCTTCTTAGGCTCAGGCTTCCAAGTGTCCACCTCAATGTAATGAGTTTTACCATACTCATCAGCACCATCTTTCTTTTTAGCAATTTTAAGTTTGATGAACTTTTCACCATTGTACTCGAACATGTGTTCAGAAGCATCCTTGCCCAACTTAGTTAAGTTTAGAGAGAATTGCACCATGTCTCCATCGAACTTCTCAGTTCCATTACCAACGTAAATTTTTTCAGATTTACTACTCATAATTTTTGTGTTTAAAATAATTAATTAATACAGACCCTTCGGTTAATTGTAAATACTTTGCAATTTTTTTAACGTGTTTAACTCTAAACTCGTTAGGTTTTTTTAAGTATTTAAGTAGGGTCGGTCTGCTTAACCCTAATCTTTCTGCGAGCCATCTCTCGCTAATTCGTTTTTCAACTAATAGTTCTCTTAATGTCATAGAGTTTCCATTATTAAATGCTCTTCCACTACTGCTTCGTTATCTATAAAAAACTTCTTATAAGTACTCAATAAGCTTTTATACTCATCTCTACCTCTTTCTATAAACTCATCACCAGCATAAAATATAGATACATTATATGGTCTCTCCTTCTCTTGTGTTATAAACACAAACTCATCACAATTAAACCCATCCATATAAAATGCTGATTGTCTATCGTATCCATACTTTTTACAAGAGTTAGAAAACCCCCAATAACTACCATCACCTGTAGTCTTAAGGTCTATAAGGGTTGTTCCATTTCTGTAATCAGCCTTACCCTTACAAAACACTTCTGTATCATTATCTTTCCAAGCATTAGCTATTTCTCTTTCTCCTTCTTTCTGTAATAAGTCGTTAACTTCGCTATGAGAGAATAAAACATCTTGCATATACATAATCTTATCGTACTCTTTCTGTAAGATTATAGTAGGAGCATCAGAATTATCTGCTTTAAATTCTTTAAACCCCTTAGTAGTTCTTGTAGCTGAATTAAAAACTTTTACCTTTTTCATAAACTCATTAGGTTCAAGCATAGCTACATGATAAGCTCTTCCAAATATCATAGGAAGCGTTTCCTTTCTTAGATCAGGGTTGTCCCTCATCATTTTATAAGTTCTGACATCTTGTTTTATTAACCCTAACTGCGAGTTCGTTACAAACTCGTAGTCAGAATAATAAAAAGAGTCATCAACTAACTTCTTTATAAAGTTATCTAAACTCATTATACTAAAGTCTTAGATAGTTTAAGGATATTGTTAAGATTATCTCTTTGAGTCTTAGTTAAAGTGTATCCACCCATCTTCTGTTCAACAACACTACCTTTACCATCTTCAATAGCCTTCATCATTCCCTTGTACTGAGAGTCATTTAACTTAGGCTTAGACGTAGACTTTGAGTTTGCAGTCGATTTGGGACTCGAACCTTTTACTGCCATGTTACCATCATCATCGCCAGTAACTACACCAACAATAGATGCTAAAGCATATCTTCTCGCATACGATATAGCAGAGCCAACACCATGAGCATCTTCCTTAGAAGGAATGTACATAGTAGATGACATATATTCCCCACTAGAATGTGATAAAGTTGTTGTTAAACCACCCACATCTGTAGGCATTTGGATTACTGCTAGTTCGTTTTCTGCTAACAACTTACGAACAGAGTCCCATACTGAGCCTAAGTCTGCGTAACTTGATTTGAAAAAAGGATTCTTTGAGTTTTCTTTTGCTGGTCTTAATTGAGACTGCACTTTTGATAAGGCAAGGGTTAACTTGCCAATGGTTTCTGATTTTTCCATTTTTTTGGTCTTTAAATTAAATTAACTTTCTGTTGGTAAAAGTAGTAAAACTTTTTTTAATATAACACTAAAGTGGTAAAATTATTTTCACAGGACTCCTACTATACTATACTCAATATCTTGTGGGATGAGTACATCTAAAGTGTTTTCCATTTCACACACTAGTTCTTCCATTTTTTCTTTACTATTCATAACTAAAAGAATACTTATACCATCTTTACTAGGCATCATTAGAGTGTTATGTAGACTTAGATATGGGTGATAATTCACCTCTGTTATGGCTAAACTATCAGTTTCATGAAAGTAGATATAATCTAAATTATGTGCCTTTAAAGACATCTCAAGCCTTTTCATATATGGATGTTTACTAGGTTTTATTTTAGCCTTTAGATTATGATTTATACCTCTACTCTTCAGTAGAGATATTAATATTTCTTTTTCGTATTTCATCAGTTTTCTTTAGAAAATCTATTGTTGAATAATCTTCACTTAGTAGTTCTTGTAAATCGTATACATCAAACTTATCTATAGATTTCACAATATAATGAATTCTTCTTGCGTTAAAACTTTTTGAGTCTGAAAAAAATTTATTACCAATATACCCTTCTGAAAGTTTTTCTACATTATCATTTATGTAATTAAGGTACTTTCTTTTAATCTTAGCGTAGTAAACATACTCTGTGCAACAGGACACATTACCTACTCTTGACCATATCTGATCAGTATCAATTTTCTTTGTTATTATTTCCATCTTTGTATTTTTTTAGTTCTATTTCTTTTTCTTCTAACTCTTCCCTAAGTTTTTTTATGGTCTTTATATAAGACCTAATATCATTGGTAACTTTTTGTATATCTATCTCCATTTCACTATCATTTATATTTTATTAATTATTTCATCAAAGGCTTTGTTGCCTATATCTCTAACTATATCTGATGTCATGTATCCTGACCTTATATTCTTTTTTTTCACTAAAGAATAGATAACATCAAATTTAGTCTTAATTAAAATATTCTTCTCTCTTTGTCTTAATTGAAAATCAATCATTGAATGGATATAAGCATCATCTAGATTGCTCATTTTAATCTCTTGAATCATCATTTGCATCCTCATTATAAAGTGTTTTCTTTC